GCCCGGATCTGGTGATCTGCGACGACATGGAGAACGAAGAAGGCGTCGACAACCCCGAGACGCGCGAGAAGCTTGAGCGCTGGTTTGTGGGCACCGTTCTCAACCTGGGCAAGAAGTGCCAGGTCTTCGTGATCGGCACCATCCTGCACTACGACGGCTTGTTGGCGAAGCTGCTCGATCCGGAAAAGTTCAAGAAGTTTATCAAGCGCCGCTATGAGGCGGTCGACCAGGAGTGGCGGCCGGAGAGCGTGCTGTGGACGGCGAAGTGGGACATCCAGAGCCTGCGCGACAAGGAAGAAGTCATCGGCTCGGTGATGTTCAATCAGGAGTTCCGCAACCTGCCGATCAGCGCCGACACTCAGGTCTTCCAGGAGGAATGGATCATCCGGCACGCTTATCGCCGCGAGGAGCTGCAGCTCAAGAGTTTTGTCCGCGTGACCTACTACGACCCCGCGATCAGCCAGAAGAGACGCGCGGACTTTTTCGCCAGCGTGACGCTGGCTGTCGACGAGAAGGGCTTTCTGCTGGTCGAACGCTCCGAGGGCGTCAAGATCCCCTACATCAAGCAAAAGGAGTTCATTCTCAATCGTTATGACGAAGAGCATCCGCAGATCGTGGGTATCGAAAATCAGGCCTACCAGGATGCGCTGAAACAGGAGATGGAAGAGCAGAGCCGCCTGACGGGCCGTTATATCAACGTCGTCGGCGTGCCGAATCTGACCGATAAATTCCTCCGCATCTCCAGCATTTCGTCGCTGGTCGAGAACGGAACAATCCGCTTCTGTCTCGATGGGACGCAAAAGACCCTGATCTCGCAGCTCCTCTTCCTCGGAAAGATCAAGGACGATCAGGCCGATGCGCTGCAGGGCGCTGTGCAGCTCGCGCGGATGCTCAACTTCACGGCTGCGATCGCGTCGAGCAATACGCAGGTGGGCGGACGCGAGCAGTCATTCGGACGCAACGAAATCATGGTTCCCGGAACTCGCGACGGGGGCGACTTCGTGCGCCGCGACAGGAGATCGAGATGGGGTTGATACCAGGCAGGATCAAATCGCTGTTCACGCGCCGCGGCATCCAGGAGCGCAGCAACCTGACACTCCTCAACCTCGACGACGCGAAGCGCTGGGACGCGGCCGCCGCGGACGCGGAGGCAAGGATTGTCGCCGAGGCTGAGATCGTCGAGACGCGCAAGCTGATCGCGGCTATGCCGAACTTCGCGGAGCTGAGCGACAAGGATGTCGTATTGCTCACCGCGGCGCGGAAGATGTTCACCGACGGTAAGCTCACCGCCGAGATGAAGCTGGCGGCCGAGGCTGTTGCGCCGCAGCTCTTCACGCTGACCACCGGCGACGGCGAAGACCCGGGCTTCCGCCGCATCACATCGCTGGCCACGCTGCGCGATCTCAATCCGCTGATGCACGACAGGATGCTGCAGGTCTGCTACTTCCTGGCCGTGACGACGCCCTTTGGGAAGCGGATCGTCGAGATTCTCACCGACTATACGCTTGGCAAGGGCGTGCGCGTCACAGCCAAAGACCCGCGCGTGCAGCAGGTGATCGAGGATTTCTGGAACGACGAAGTCAACGACATGGACGCCAACATCGAGAGCTGGTGCGATGAGCAGACCATCTTCGGCGAGTTATGCGTCCCGGTCGCAGTGAATCAGGTGAATGGCAAGGTGCGCATCGGCTACATCGACCCGATGAACATCGACACGATCCAATTTGCCGAGATGGCCACAGCAGACGGCACGGCCTCGGTCAACGTTCCGCTCGCAGTGAGGCTGCGCCGCGAGGTTGGCGAGGTGCTTCAGAAGCCGATGATGCTTGTTCGCCGCGTCGAAGATCCCAACGATCAAAACTACGGCCGGCTGAACGGCGAGTGTTTCTATTTCGCGCTGAATAAAGCCAAGTCGGCCAGCCGCGGCTTCAGCGAGTTATTTGCCCTGGCCGACTGGGTCGATCTCTTCGACCAGATGATATTCGACTTCGGCGACAAGGTTCGCTTTCTTAATTCGTTTGTCTGGCACTACACGCTGACCGGCGCGGATGCGAAGAAGGTGGATGAATACAAGAACAAGCTCACCAAAGATCCGCCGCGCCAGGGCGGCGTGATGGTGACCAACGAGCAGGTGAAGATCGAGGCGCAGACGCCGGACTTCAAGGGCCAGGATATGGCCGAGGGCGCCGGCATGGTCAAGAAATACGGCCTGGGCGGCGCGGGGATTCCTCCCGTGCTGATGGGCGACGGCGACGACGCCAATCGCGCCTCAGCTCTCGAAATGAATGCGCCCTTCACGAAGAAGATCCAGAAGCGGCAGAACCTGATGTCGCGCTGCATCAAGGCCGTGCTTAATTTCGTACTGGATTGCGCGCAGCGCTCCGGAGTACTCCCACAAAATATCGACCTGGGTTTCACGATCGAGTTCCCGGAGATCGCCGTCAAGGATATGGAAAAAGGCGCGCAGACGCTAACCGGAGCTGCCCAGGCGTTGCAGGTAGGCCAGCAGGAAGGATGGGTCACCGGGGTGACTGCGGCGAGGGCCTTCCATACGCTCCTGGGCGAAATTGGCGTGGACATCGAGGACAGCCAGGAGGAGTACGAAAACGCGCAGCAGGAAAAACAGGATCGAGCCGCGAAGCAGCAGGATCAGTTCTTTCCGCAGTCGCAGCTCGCCGGCGCGCTTAAGCAGCTCGGCAAGACGCCGATCGCGCAGCCGAACGCGAAAGAGGAAGCGGGCAAAGGCCCGGATGATGATCTGCTCGACGCGGATGAAGCGAAGACGCTAGTGCAGTAACCAGCCCGGAAAGGACCTAGATGGCGGACACGCGCGCACAGGCTTACGCTCAGCAGCTCGACCTGCTCACAAAGCAGGCCGAGGCTCTGACGCCTGAGGCGCGCCGAAGGATTGTCAAGCTGCTCGACGATGCCAACCGCGAGATCATGGCCGACGTCGCGCGCAGCAATCCAGAGAGCTATAACGCGGCTAGGCTGCACGCGCTCAAGGCACAGATTGACCGCGTGATGCAGGAGTTTGCGCAGCAGGCCGCGAGCCAGATCTCGGATTTCGAAGACAAGACGTACCGTCAGACGGCCCTTCAGGTCGACGCAACGATCTCGGCCGGTACCGGATCGCTGATGGTGCAGCCGGTCATCGATCGCGCGCTGCTGCAGGTTGTGCAGGGTTACACGGCCGATCTCATCACCGGCTTGACTCATGATATGAGCGCGCGGATCAATGCCGCGATTCAGCGAGCGGCTCTCGGCGGCAGCAACCTGCAGCAGCTCGTCGAGCAGATCGGCCGCACGCTCGAAGGCGGCGAGTTCTCCGGGCTCTTCAGCCAGGTGGGCGAGCGCGCGATGTCGATCGCGACGAACGAAATCATGCGCGTGCAGTCGCTGGCCTCGGTTGCGCGCATCAACGACCTGGCGCCGCATCACCCAGGCCTGGCGAAGCGCTGGCTGCATATCCCTGTCGCGAGGGTTCCGCGCGTCTCGCATCTATTGGCCGACGGCCAGGTGCAGAAGCCCGGCGATCCGTTCATCGTCGAAGGTGAAGAGCTTCAATATCCTCGCGATCCATCGGGATCGCCGGAGAACACGATCAACTGCCATTGCCTGGTGCAACCCTACCTGAGCGACGAGCAGCTAAAACCAACCGATCAGGAGCGCCAACTGCTGAAGAGCTATGGCATCTCGGTCGAACGCGCAGCATAAAGGAGAACGCCATGTCCACATCGTCCTTAGTCTCATCGAAGATGGCCCCGGCCGTCGTCACGCCCGCACCGCCAGCGCATCTGTCGGCAGCGGCCAAACTGCAATGGAAGGGGCTCTACCTCAAGGCCCTCGCGCAAGCTCAGGTCGATCAGCCAGGGAATGAGCGCGCACAGCGTGTGATTGCGCTGAAAGCTGCGAATGCGCTCTTGAGTGTTCCCGCCCCCAAAACCGCAGCCGACATCGACGCGCTCGAGCCGTGGCAGGTGTTGCTGCGCGGAACGCGCCAGGAGAAGGGCGAGCAGGTCAAGTTCTGCGTCACGACGGACGGGCGCAAATACAAGTTCCCGTTCGAAGAGCCCGCACAGGCCGCCGCAGCCGCGCCCGTCGATCTCACCGGAATGACGAAGGCGCAGATCGTTTCGCATGCGGCTGAGGTTCACGGGCTGACGCTCGATCCGGCCGCAAAGAAGGAAGATCTGATCGCCGCCGTCACGGCCAAGGCTGCGCAATAACCGCATCTATGGCAGCTTCTCACGCTTCTCGCGCTCAACACTGCGCGGGAAGCGGGGGTGGCGAGAATGGAGATTGAAATGGATCACTCTCTCTTGTTCATGCTCGCGGCCGAGGCCGCGAAGACAAAGTCGGTCGGCGGCAAGGAATACCCTGCCTCCGACTTTCTGTATGTCGGCGACCCCGATGACATTTCGACCTGGAGTATCTGCGTAGCCGACGAGGGCCACGTCCGCGACGGCATGGCGCGCTTCGATCAGGACAAGGTCATTCCGGACGGGAAGAAGAAGGCGATGGCGAAAAAGCTCGTGCGTATCGCAAAGCGGATGGGGATCGATGCCAGCGGCTTCCAAAAGGAATAC